CCAAGAACTTATAGTAATGGAAGCACCTGCCTCTGTTATTGAGGAGTTTAAGTATCGTGCTGCTCGGGATTCATTTTTAGCGTTTGCAGATATAATGAAAAAAGGAGATTTGCAAGTCGTTGCGTTTCACGAAATTATTGGTTCTGCTTTTGAAGATTTAGCAAATAAGAGGTACCGCCGAGCTATCATATCATGTCCCCCTCGTTCTGGCAAATCAATGATGGCGTCAATGTTTGTTGCGTGGCTACTTGGTCGCGATCAACAAACTCAGCACATTGTTGCTTCCTACGGACAACAACTCTCTGGTAAGTTTCATAAGGATTCAATCGGGTACTTAAAACATCCGGAATTTTGTAAAATATTTCCAGAATGGAAAGGTTTCTCTCGAGACTCTAAGTATGACATGATGGGTGGTGGTTATATTCTACCGACCTCCGTCGGGGGTGTTTTAACTGGTTTCACAGCAGGTACTACAAATATAACAAGTCCAGGGGTTGGGGCTATGATTGTTGATGACCCTTTGAAAGATTCAACTTCGAAAGCAGCTCTTGAAGAGTTGGAGTCATGGTGGGGAGAGCAAGCATCAACACGACGAACGAATAACTGGTGTCAGATGGTTATCGCCACACGATTCCATGACCGAGATTTACATGGTGTTTTACTGGAGGCTGACGGGAGGTATGATGAAAAAGAGAACCCTGCGGGTTGGCGTTGGATAAATATCGCAGGGATTATAGAAACTGCCGAACAGTTTTCAGAGGATCCTTTGGAGAGAGAGATGGGGGAAACCCATTGGCCAAGTAACACAGCTTTTACTGTTGATATGTTGATGGCCCAGAAACGAACAATGGGTTCGTTTGCCTTCTCAGCTTTGTACCAAGGTACCCCAGTTACAGCAGAGGGGCAAATTATTAAAGATGACTGGATAATCCGTGCTGACTCTAAAACTTGTCCTGAGTTTGATTTAACCTGGCTGGCAGTTGACTGTGCTTTTTCCGAAAAAGAGTTAGCAGATGAAACTGCAATTTGTGTAGCTTCTTTGTCTCACAGAACTCCTGGAAAGGTGTACATTCGAGAAATGATTACAGGCAGATTAGGGTTTCCAGAGTTGATTGCCAAAGTAAAACACTTGTATTCATTCTACAGTGCACGAGTTCTGTGTATAGAAAAAGCTGCATCAGGACAGTCTTTAATACAAGTGTTGAAAAAAGAAGCTAAGATACCTATCGAAGAAATGAGACCTTTAAAGTCGAAAACAACTAGACTTCAAGCTGTTTCTCCCTTAATGGAATTCAGTAGAGTTATATTTGTGGAAGGAGATTGGATTGATAGTTTTATCAAAGAATTAACAACTTTCCCTTACACCAAACACGACGATCGAACAGATGCTTTTACTTGGGCACTGACCTATTTTTCAATGAAGCTAGATACCGTTGACAAAGGTCTACAAGACTCTATTATTCAAAATAAACGATTCTTTGGTGAGTTAACGAGATCTGGATTTGACAATAAGAATGTTTTTCCTAACCTAACCAGTGGGAGGTTGCGTTTATTTCCTGCAGACCACAGCTATAATGACCCAGATGGTGCAGAACAGCAAGACGGAACTTCAGACACAAGGTCATCTTTTGCTCGAGGTATTCGCAGTGGTAAAAGGAATATAGGGTACGACCTCGAGTTGTAGTGGTGATTTGTAACCACCACTTTATAAAATAAAAGTTGCTGTCCATAACAAGACAGATTACTATGGCTAACTTACCAGTTGATAAAAACTCATCGATGATGGAAGAGGACTTCGGTACCAGGGTTTTAATTACTGACCCTGCAGCTGACAAGTACCTTTACAAAGCAGCAAAGGAGAACTCTGAACAAGAAAAATTCAAAAAGTTCTGTGGAGGAAAAGGGGGTTGGTCGGACTATACTGAAAGGTGGCATTAGGCGGGTAAAAGTTATTAACTGAGACAGCCCTCCAATGGCTCAGAGTAATTCTAAAGGAGGAAGGGGGTCAGATGATCTAAAGCTCATTTTCAACGAAGTATACTCTGTGTCCACTGTTGTTCCCCCTCTACCTCAAATGCTCGACTCGAAAAGCAAACGCCGCAATCGCCGTTCTGAGAATGTTCAAATGCTTGAACAATCCTATTCCAAAGGAATGGATGTCGCTCCTCCCAAGTTTCTAACTTGGAGACAGGAAGACTTCTGGAACACCATGAAGAAGAACACTGTCACACTTGCCCACGGAAGTGCTGGAACAGGTAAAACATTAATGGCTTTACACTTCGGCCTCTCTGGTGTTGCTTCCGGTGACTTTGAAAAAGTTTATTACGTACGTAGTGACGTAGGTGTAGAATACCAACGAGGTCGTGGTGCTCTTCCGGGTGACATGTCTGACAAGATTGCTCCCCTGGTTGCTCCGATTTTTGACAACCTTCCCTGCATTATGCGCTCACAGGGCGCTGCTGAGTATTTACTCAATAAGAAAGTCATCGAGCCAATCCTACTCGAAGATATTCGCGGTCGTTCTCTGAATGAAGCGTTCGTTATTGTTGACGAAGCACAAAACTTTCTACCTCAACAAATCAAAACCTGCCTCACTCGCGTCGGCAAAGATTCAAAAATCTGCCTTATCGGTGATACAAAACAGACTGACATGGAGGTATTTCGTCGTGAAAACGGACTTGTTGATGCTATTCACCGGCTCCGCGCTCTTAGCGAGGTGGGTATTGTTGAATTTGGTAAAGAAGACATTGTAAGAAATTCTGTTATTGCTCACATACTCGACAGGTACGAAGATTAAAATGCGCAAAGACACGAGGTTCCGTCGCCCAGAACGGGCAGAAATTGAGTCCCGGCTACCCGCAGGTACGCTCGCAGATGCACAAGCTCTCGGTGTGTGGAACCTCATGTTGCAGTCAGATGACCCTTCGGAGGTTGCCTTTCGGTATTGTTCGTACCGAGACAGTAACCATTGCTCAGTACCCCGCGAAAAATTACGTGCAATGCGAGACACCATGGTAACGGCAATGAGAGAGGCTAATCGACTAGATCCTAAACCTCGCAAAGAAAAGAAGAAAGGAGTACACTACAATGGGCACAATGATGGGTGGCAACCTCGGAGGAAAGGCGCGTGAAAAATCCAAAAGAATTAATAAAAAGTCACAAACTGCCTTGCGGTCCAACTACAATTAACGCGGACGGAGTTTGTAGGAGAAGATTGAGAGACAGGTTTGATGTACTACTTGACAAGTTGACCCGAGAAACTCACCCAGAGGGAAAAGATGGGGAAGTTGATGAAATAGACGATGAGTTTGAGAAGCTAAAAGAAACTGAAAAGAAACAAGAGGAAATTGAACGACAGTTGGAACAAGAATATGTAAGGGTTGATCAAGAACTCCAGAGAAAGATGAATGAAGAGACTCCAGAGCAAAAGAAAGAACGGATGATCGAGGAAGGAAAAATGAAAGCAGAGGTTAAAAAAGAAGTGTTGAAGTATGAAGAAAAACTAATGGGGAACTCAAAACTACTACAAGACCCTACGGGTAAAATCAAGAAACGATAACAATCAACATGACCAACAGAATCGGCGGAGATTTTAACTACGAGGCCATTGAAGCATTTCGAGCAGCATATGCTCAGCAAATGGCAACTCCAGACGAAGAACAAATTGCAAACAATTCTGGATTACCTACGAACATAATTGCCAACACTTCCCCATGGTTGGAGACTACTGGCCTCTGGAAGTATCCCAGTGGAAAAGGTCCTGATGACGATCTTAAAACACCATTCAACCCTGACTCCTACTACTCCAGTGAGATAGTTGACGAAGACGATGATGAGTTTGATGAGATAATTGATGAAATTGCCAACCAAACTGAAGAGTAAAGGGTAAAACCTTTACACACACCGGATATGCCCTAACGCCAATGTACGGAACTTCCTTTGATTTTAGTGGTGTCACACTCCCTGGTGTAGGTGGCGGTATTAACGCTAGCAACGCTATCAGTGGTGAACAGCTCGAGGCCATGAACAAGAGTGGCCGCAAGTGGCGACCAGGCCCTGATGGTATGATGAGTAACCATAACGAAGAGATAATCAAAAATAACGCAGCTAGCCGAGCTAAAAAAGAGTCTCTCGTTAACCGAGAGTACAACGAACAAGCTAGCGGTAACGACGCGATGAAAGAAATTTTTGATCGCAAAAAGTCACGCTCCGCTTCTTTCATGGAGATGAAGAAAAAAGAGTATGGTTTTTCTGAGGGTGACTCTCAAGATTCAGAGTTGCTCTCAATGCCACTGCCTGGGGGGGCTTTCAAAGAAGGTTGTTCTTGCGCAAATTGCCCCGCTTGCCGCGATAAAAAACGTAAAGAGGCAGAGTTCCGCGAGTGGTCCACTGAGAAACGCAAAGCGCTGAAAGAAGGAAAAGTAAAGGGAGAATTTGCAGGGCCAGATATGTCCTTCCCGATTTCAAGCCCAGTTGACGTTGCTGCTGCCTGGTCTTCTGTAGGTAGAGCCGCTAACCCTCGCGCTATTATGCGCAAAATTATATCGATTGCAAAATCCCACGGTTGG